ACTTGATCATACGGCAACGGATAATATTACCAACAACATCCTTGCCATCCTTATCCTTCTTCTTGGATAGGAATACGATCTGGGATGCGGTATACTTGAGACCAGACCCACCGCCCATTTCCTTCATTGGCACGTATGAACCGATAACATCATAGACGTGATTGGTAACAATCAAGGGGACGTTACCCTTAGCGAGCTTGAGATTTAACACTCGAAACGTAGCCTTGATGAGCTGCGCCTTTGTCATATCTCGAGTCTCAGCACCAGATGCAGTATCTTCTACTTCCTTTGTAGTAGAGAGCTGACCAAGAGAATCGAGGACCATCATCATTGGTGGTCGTTCTTTTTCTGGAGTCTGGGCATAGTTATCAAGAATCTGAATTGCTGTATGGCGAAACTTCTGAATAGTTTCTTGCTCAGAGATAATAACACGAGAAGGATCAATTCCTCTCGACTCCATCATATCCTTCGTTACAGCAGCTTCGGTATCAAAATAAAAACAAGCACCGGTAGGATTATCGTCAAGAAAACGCTTGACTATCCCAAGAGCAAAAAAGGTTTTTCCGGTTGCGCTTTCGCCAGCGAGCGCAAGTACTTTATTGTTGGGTGCACCCCCAAAAATGGAGCCAGAAAGAACAGCATTAAAGATGTAAGAGCCGGTATCGATAGTACCGCTAAACTCACTTGATCCCATTCCATCAATTGCGACGTTTGTATTCTCGTCATTTAGTTGTTTTACAATATTACGAAAAAAATCTGTCATAGTACCTCCATGAATAAAATATAGTGTTGATTATACATTGCGTGAATGAAAATGTCAATCGGTTTCCACATCAATTTCTTGCCACTCATCATCTACTTTATGTACATTTACTGCTTTACGAAGAGTCTTCGGTTTTGAAAGACTGATATTTGCTGCTATGATAAGCAGAACAGCAAGAGGATCAAAGACAAAGATTATCGTTATGATTACCCAACGAACTGCATCATCGATAACATCTCTCGAATCCTTTACGAATAATTCAGCGATGTATTTAATAGGTCCAACCTCGGCCTCAAATCTTAATTGCTCTTTTAAGAGAGTCTGCTTTTCGTTTCTGATTTGTTTAATTTGTTCGCTAGCTTCAGAAATGATTGTGGCGAGTGAGCTTCTTTCCACAGATTGATTTTCCCGTACGGCGATAGCTCCATCCTCTCCGCGGATGCGATCATAGTCAATAAGCGTTTGGACCGTGGAATCAAGTTGTTCGATAACAAGTTGCGCATCGTCGATTTTCCTTTGTTCTGAAGCTATCCGTAAATCTAACTCTTGAATCTGTAAGGTATTATCGCCCCCCAACACAGTCTGATCGATATGTGCCTTTGAAAGAAATCCAAAGATTCCCATTGATGTGATGAACATCAATATGATCACGGCGCTTGTTAGATACGCCTTAAGAAGTTTTGGTGCAGTCTTCCAGTTTTGATATAACCAAGAAGCTGTCACGAGTTTTCCTGCTTCTAGAACTCCTCCCATTATAGCAATAGGAATTGCTGCTGATGCAAAGATCGCCATCAAGCCAGCAATGCTATACCAGGCAGCAACACCAGATATTGCCAGCGCTGTGAAAAGAGTTACAAAAGAAAAAAACATTTAGCCTCGAGTGATCGCCAAGACTTTATCGATCTGAGACTGAACCTGCGTAGCTCTATTTGGCCAGTAAAGATATTCTTTATCAGCAGTTTTTAAGAGATTAACGAGGAGAGGCATGATAATCTTTTCAAGTTCAGCTACTTTTGAATTGGCATCTTCTTGAGCTTGTACAATTGCCAACTGAACATCGTCTGTTTCTTCAACTTGACGGCGCTGCAACAAACGATCGAGCTTGTCTTCTAATGGGCCCAATGCATTGAGAACTACACGGGTAATATCGTTCTCATCTATAGATGGAGGAGTTGATTCTGCCTCTGCTTGGTTTGCTTTAAATGTTGCTTCATCAACAGCGCTAAATCCAAAGTCAACATTAGCATATTCTGTTGGAATATTTGTCATGCGAAAAAATCCTCGAGAGTGTTTTGTTTTTCAGCCGACCAGCCAATCACATCAAGAATAAGCTGAATTGGACTCACATATGATTTATCAAACTGCATATCATAATCAACATATCTTGTTAAATCAAATTCAGGTGGTAGAATTGTTGGATATCCAATTACATTTTCATTGATACGATTTGGGACTTTAAGATAGGTAAACTTAATCTTGCTACCATTATTCAACATTTCGTACTTGTTAGTAAGTTTAAGATCCTCGATAAGCTTATTGTAGAGAATTGCTGCTCTTACGTGAATAGGTGTACCCTTATCATAACTTCTGGTGTGACTGATGTAATATTTATCAATTTCAGATACACCACGAGGAAAGGAAACATCTTCTACTGGTAGCTTGATAAAGTTTTCTCTGGCATCAGAAATAAAGTTCTGAACTGTTGCTTCTTCGGTAGTCAGGATGAGTTCGATTGTCTTATTGATAAGATCACGACATACCTGGGGTGTAGATGAACGGACTGACTCGATACCAGTCAATTTAATCTTCGGTTTGTCGTACTGTACGCCTTCCTTATTCAAAACGCTAGCGATATATTTTTTCTTACCTGTAAAGATCACCTTATTGGCAATGATTTCTCTTTTCATTACCATGCGTTGCTGATAACCATGCACGTAATTTTTTAGATCTTCATAGCCAGCACCTAAGATAGGCTCAAATTTTTCGCTGGAAATCTTGTCAATAAATTTACAGATTTTTAACTGATCGGTTTCATTGGGAAGTACTCCCTGAATAAGATCATTCAAGCAAACATATAGACTGTCTGTATCAATTGCCAGAACATAGTCTCTATTTTTTGTCTGAAGAATTTTATTGAGATATCCATTGATGATTTTTTCTGACCACTGAATAGTCAACTGGCCTGTAATCGTAATGGCTTCAGCCATGCGAATATCATAGTAACGAAAATGCTTGTTACTCATAGCGCCATATAATGAGTTCATCATAATCTTAATGGCGTGCTGTTCGTTATTATATCTGCTGATTTCACGCTCGAGTTTTGATCTTGTTTGTATATCTGATTTATCGGTATTGACCAATTCCTGCTCGAGCTGAAGCATTTTCTTTTTCTTTTCTGAACGTTCAGCATAGAGTGCATCAATAACTTCTGGAAAAACTCCTCGAAAATCCGTTCGGAACATCTGACCAGTAGCGGTCAAGCATCTATCTTTTGGAATTTCAAAATCAGTTTTTGCAAGCAATGAATTCACACTGACCATCGGCAATACTTCATTCACAATAGTTTCGGGTGACATGTTGTACTGCATAATCAAATGGGGATAGAGTGAGTTCAAGTCAAATGAACAAACCCAATCATGCATTCCCTTGATAGGATCTTTGACATAAGCGCCTTCAATACTACGATCGTTGTAGATTGGCTTTTGTGGGCTGATTACTATTTTATTCTTAAGAAGAACTCGGTAGATGAATGTATCCCAAATCTTGGTTGTGCCAAACGCCGCTTCATAGTTAACATTTGCCTTGTGGGCAAGAGTCATGGCAAGATTGATAAGACCAAGCTTATCGTCGATACTCTCAACAAGACCAGTATCTTTGATGTTGTAATCAACGAACTTCTGTGGATTCTCTCTATACAGATCGTGCAATGAAGAATATTCAGAATAATCTAGTTTACGTTCACCAAGAACTACGTTGGCAATATGATCGAGTCTATAAGATTCTTGATTACCATAACCTGCCGGGCCGGCAAATTTCTTGAAAAGTTTTAGATAGTCAAGTTGAGACATACCAGCAATATCAAAATACACACCTTCGTATCGGTCCTGTTGTATTCTCGGATCGATATTATGAATCGAAAAATGTTTTGTCATATCCTCGCCGAAAAGACGAGCGACTCGGTTGATAAGATATGGCATATCAAAATACTTTGAATTCCACCCAGTGATAATATCTGGATGGTTCTTTGCCCAATGAAGGAGAAACTTACGAAGTAACTCGTCTTCGTTCTTACAATGAACAAAAACGATCTGACGATCTTTGATTACCGATTTTGATACATCATATGGCGCTGTTGACCAAGTATAGAAAGTACCGTCAAGATTATTAATCAAAGTAATTGCAGTTACTGGAAACTTTGCTTCGTCTGGTTTTGGGAATCCTTCATCTGACTGAACTTCGATATCCGTATATGTCACATTGACTTTTGAAATATCGAACTGACAACCATTTGGAAATTTTTCAGTAATGAACTGGGAAACGTAGTCAGTATTTCCATGAATCGTGAAGTTTGATGCTGTATGAGTTTCAATGAACTCTTTACAGTCTCTCATATCACCAGGCATCACCGGTGCTACGGCAATACCATCGAGTGTATGCCAATCTGTTTCTTTATTTGTTGGAACGAAAAGTGTTGGCTGAAACTTGATACGCTCAACAACCCGTCTTGAGCCCTCATAACCAACGTAAAGAATGCTATTGCCAAATCGTTCGACTGATGTGTAGAATTTTGTCATACTGTAATTTATAACACCTCAAGATGAATGTCAATAGATTTAAGGGAGGAACCGAAGTCCCTCCCCCATTTTAGTTACTCTATGAGGAGTTGCGTATCCGCTTGAAGTAACTTACCTCCGGTCTCGACCGGAATCTTCTTAGGCTTTTTATGATCTGGGATGACGTTTCGAAGAGAGACTGTGAGCATTCCGTTTGAGAGGTCTGC